TGCTACTCCACAACATCATGGTGGATTAATGATGGTTTTTCATCCTTATGAAAAACTTGATGATAGCCATACGTTTGGACCTGGATTGAGCACAACTAGTGATCTTTATACTCAAAATTTGATATTAAGTTCTCAAAAATTAGTTACTTATATTAATATAAAAGAAAGTAATGTAGCTACACTTGAGATCCCCTTTGTTTGGCCTAATAATCATATAGATTTAACGAATTTGACTGAATTGGAAAATTTTGGGACTTTGCATATATTTGGTTTAGATGAATTGCGAGCTATAGGTTCTAATACTTCCGTCATCAGCTATGATGTATTTGTTAATATGGTAGACCCATTATTAACTATACCGACAGCTCAAATAGTTTTACAAGCACCTGCTGAAGTAGATGAATATGCAACTGGCCCAGTTTCTAAACCTTTGAGTCAAGTTAGTAATGTTTTAAAAGCTGCGTCTTCAATTAATATTATTAAACCATATGCGTTAGCTGGTAGTGCAATAGCGGAAGGAGCAGGAAGGTTAGCATCCTTATTAGGTTTTAGTAAACCAACTGTTATTAATCATCCTAATTTTATAGTTCAGAATACAACATCACATCAAGCAAATACAGATATGAATGATCCAATGGAAAAATTGACTCTTACTGCTAAACAGGGTGTTACTGTAGATCCACGTGTTACTGGTTGTCCTCCTGTTGACGAAATGAGACTTGAAACTTTATTAGGTAGAGAATCTTGTTTAGGATGGTTCGATTATGAGGCATCAGATGCACGACATTCTATTATCTTTCAATGTGATGTTTCACCTTATTTAGGAGTAAGTGTTTATGATGGTGTTTCTAATTCATGGTCATTAGCATTGACTAGTATGGCATATGCTTCTTTACCCTTTCAATATTGGTGTGGTGATTTAGAGTTTAGATTTATGATTTTGAGTTCCAGATTTCACACAGGGAGAATATATCTTTCATGGGAGCCTTCTGATGGTGGTGTGGGCACACAGATAACTAAAAACTATACTAAAGTTATAAATATTGGGGAAGAACAGAATGTAACTGTGACAATTCCTTGGGGAGCCCCTCAAACATATAAAGAGGTTCCTCATGATAGAACATTAACATCATGGAATTCTGCTTCTCAAACATATACAGCGTTACCTGATAATTATAGAAATGGGAAAATTGTTATGAAAGTCATGAATAAACTATCTGTTGGTCAATTAACACCCTCTGATAAGGTTAGAATTATGGTTTTCTGTAAAGCATGTCCTAATTTCACGTTGCAAGCCCCTTTGGGTAGTAAGTTACGTGAATTATCAGTTTTTCCTGTTCCGTCTAATGTTTTGTATATATTGTACTCTACACTTTTTAAGAGTAGATGTTGCAATGGAGCACATTGTGATTGTGAAATTGTTGAACAAGGTCCAGCTGAAGCTAATGATAAGGCTGTTACTGTAGGTGAAGCCGATTGCTGTGATACTATGGCCAGTTCTGAAACACAGGATGTTTCTAGAAAATCTATAGTCCATTTTGGTGAAGAAATTATTTCAATTAAAAGTCTTTTACTAAGATCTCAATTCTTTGTAAATGAAAATGCACCATTAGCTAATAATGGGACTATAGGTTCTGGTCAAGGACAGCTTATTACATATTTAACAAGTAATTTTCCTAGATATTTTGGTTTCTCAACAAATGGTAATTATGAAGTAACAATAGGTTCAATTACCAATTTCAATCCAACACTGATGACATTATTAGGATATTTTACGGCAGGATATGTTTGTCGTCGTGGTGGTATTCGTCATGCTTATATTTCGGGTTATGAAAAAGGAGATATTATATCTGCTTATAGATCTCCTATTCATTTCCTAAATTTAGGTAATACGGGTCAAAAATACTATTACAAAGATAGTATTCCTGGTCATACAGCCACTGAAGGTGGATATCATTATTGTGATAATTTAATATCAGGTGGTGCAACGACTTCATCAGCTGTTAGAAATTCAGTTAATGTAGAGATACCTTATTATTCACCTAGTAGATTTAAGTATGGTAGAAATTTTGATATAGAAAATGGCACTACATTTGATTATTCTAATTATGACTTCCATTCAGTACAAGTTGATAATGTTTATGATCCAAATTATGGTGGTACTAATTATTTAAAACATTATGTATCAGCTGCAGATGATTTTTCGCTCTCTTATTATATTGGAGCACCTGCGTTATTTGTATATGATAATAGTTACGAAATTACTGGTCCGTAATTTTACAATTTAAAACAAAAAAGTTATTCCTTTGGGAAACTTTCTTCTATTTAATGGAGTTTTTAACAAAAAACTATATTCTTAGTATATAGTTCTCCTATCTTATGGAGTTTAACACACAGAAGTGTCTAGCTAAATAATATAAAGCTAGTTAGGTTTCAAGTGGTTTTTTAAAATCT